GTCTTTTCTTTGCCGTTACCAACTGCTAATGGCACAGAGTATGCTTACTTCTTTGTTTCATTCTGCAACTAACCATGCCATTCTTTTGCCATTACTGTAAACCTATTGATGATAGTCTGATAGGCTATCCTATAGTGCGGATTATCGGACAGGTGTCAGGGGATGGCACTAGCCACCTATACTCCTTAAAATGAAAAAAGACCTATATCAAATCCACTTCAAACCATCACTTCCTAATTATTTCTGAAAACAAAAAAGAACATTGACTCGCATCAATCAATGAGCTATACTTCATTACCATTATCAATGGAGAACTCACATGATACCGATTGAAGACAACACCTTCTGTTCTCGTTTCGAGCGAGGACTTCCTCCACGCAGTAAGTTTGAAGTATTACGACATCAGTTAAAGATGACACAGGAGACTTTAGCGGAGAAGTTAGGGATTAGTAAAGAGTTGGTACGAAGATACGAGTCTCTAATAGGTTTCCCGACTGCAAAGACCTGGAAGAAGATGAAGCAAAATGCAGAGATTCACCACATTGAGTTGAGTGAGGAAATCTTCACTGAATGGGCGGATGCGAAGTACAATCAGATTAGGAGTACTTATGGGTAGGAATACGCCGCTCGGCACGCAAGTCGTCAATATGAGAAAATGGGACTCGAATCAACCGTTTCGAGAACAAGTCAAAGTGGTGAAGAAGCGTGGCCCAAAGAAAGGTTCATCGAGAACTCCTGACTTTGACAGCGATCCAAGAACCCCTTTTGAAGCCTTGCGTTATCTTTTAAAGATCAGCAGGCCACAGTGGGAAGAGCTACTGGGTGTATCTCAGGCTGCGATTGGGATGATTGAGAGAGGAGATATTATTGCGGGTGTCCCCCTCGCGAAGAGAATGATCGAAGAAGCGAGAGTGCGTGGAGTGGCCGTCACTCTCGATGAGTTGTATCAGCACGTCGTGATGTTTGAACCAGAGCAAGAAGACACCTTCCCTACTGAAGGAGAGTGATGATGTTTTACGAACACGCGGCTGAAGCACTCGACAGCACTCGAAGTGAAGGTTGGCTTGTTGTTGCGAAAGAACTGCAAATGAGTCCACGACAGTTACAGACTCATATCGAGAATGAGTCACTTTCTTTCGAGCAATGTATTCAACTCGTGAAGTCTGCTCGCTCACCGGAGCTTCTGTCCTACGTTCTATCACAATTCGATCCGAGCATGAGCTTCATGAAGAGCCAATCGCGTTTCAACTGAAGTTTTCAAAACGAGGAAAAAGCGCGAGCTTTTCGTGTTTTTTCCTTTCTTTTAATCTTTTTTCTTTATTCTTTTATCTTTATCTTATAGATCTCTATACATATAGAGTATTTATACATAGAGATATATTCTTTAATCTTTATTCTCTATACACAAGCATTTAAATCTAAGTCCCCCTTCCGGGGTGCTTTCGATTGTATAGGCGAAAAAACAAGATGTCAAACTTTATTTTTCATGTGGTGGTAAGTGATTGGTTTTGTTGAGTGATTGTGAGGTGGGTGAGGTAAATCTACTGAAGGATGAAGGATGAAGGCTGGAGTTGACTCTCAGTAAATGTAATGCTATTATACTGCAACTTACATTACAGAGAGGAGGTGCTGGTGATGGCGGGCAATGCGGTGTCGGTGACGATTCGGGTTGATGAGGAATCGAAGGCGTTGTGGCGGGAGTTGGCGGATAAGGAGGGCCGGTCGTTGGGTGGGTATCTTGAGCGGGTGCTGACCTGGATGAAGGATCGCGAGTTGTTGATGGAGGCTAGTGCGCTCGATGTGATTGCTGATCGGTTGGTGGTGATCTCGAATCGCTTGGAGGAGATAACATTACATAATAAAAAGGTTTCTAAGAAGAAGCCATTCGATACCGAGAAGAAATTAACTGCTTACGATATGGAGTTCGATAACTTCTTGCAGGAAGAGTCGTGGCGGAAGTGGATCGACCATCTTCATAAGTCTGGCGTACATTTGAATCATTATCAGGGTAAAGGTCAATACGAGCGGTTCCGCGAGTTGGATGATACTGGTATTAACTGCAATACATTGATTAAGGAGTTGATCAAGCGTACTGCTAAAAGTATCTATGTCCCGATTGAATGGCAACGAGAATTGGCGGAGGGTTGAACGTGGGTAAGGCAAGTGTTACTGCAAAATCGACTTGTGGGTTTTCGTTGGATTTAGTGATAAAGGAAAAGCTCATCGAGCTTTCAAAGTATATGAATGCGAGTATGACCGTTGTTGTGTCGTACTTGATTAATGATGGTTATGCAAGAATGATGAAGGAGAAAGTGATTAAGCAATGCGGAAGACGATCATTAGTTATTGGTATTAACCATGAAGATTATGATCGGCTTGTTGAGCTTATTTCTTGGGATTGCGAAACAGGTTTCGCTACTGTTTCAGATGTCGAAAGATATATTGATGAATCTATCCAGAGTGATGCGTGTGATGCTAGAAGGATGTCCGATGGCAAGCAATCTAATAAGTACTTGAAACCACGCGAGAAATCTTCTTCATAGCAAAGCCATGAGCTTTGCGCTACAGTTCAACTCTCCGTTCTACGCATTAACCCTCGGCTGATGACCGAGGAGCCACCTTCGTATCCGAGGTACCATCGCATGACCCCTTCGCAACTCTCCGAAGTACTGAATCGTCAATCTGAATCCATATGCAAGTTCTTGTTACCGAATGGGAGGAAGTCTGGTCGCTACTGGGTAGCGGGTGATGTGGGGGGTAGTGCGGGCCAGTCGCTCAAGATTGTGCTAGAGGGCGATAAGGTCGGGGTTTGGTCGGACTTTCATACTGGCGAGGTGGGTGGCGACCTGATCGATCTGTGGCGGGTCGTGATGGGTGTCTCGCTGTTCGAGGCGATGCAGCAGAGCGCAAATCATGCCGGGGTTAAACAGGTCGATGGCTACGAGAACCGTCCACAACGGGCCTACAAGCGCCCTGAGAGGCCCAGGAATGCACGCAAGCTGAATCCTGAAGGGAAAGTGTACGCCTACCTGAAATCGCGCGGCCTGAGCGATGCTACGCTCGAAGACTTCCAGATTGGGGAGCAGGATGACAAGACCATTCTCTTCCCCTACAAGAAAGGTGGGCAACTCTACAATACGAAGTATCTGAGCCTTGAACGAGTGGACGGGAAGAAGAAGTGCTGGCAAGAGGAGAACCCTGAACCCATCCTGTTCGGGTGGCAAGCCTTGGATACCCGTTACCCGAATACACGCATCGTGACCTTAACGGAGGGCGAACTCGATGCTGCAACCTACCACCAGCATGGCATCCCGGCCCTCAGTATCCCGAATGGCGGTGGGAAGGGCGAACACAAGCAGGATTGGATTGAAAGTGACTACGAGCAGTTGAGTCGGTTTGACACCATCTTTCTGAGCATGGATCAGGATGATGCAGGCAAAGAGGCCGAGAAGGAGATTATTAGGAGGTTAGGAGCGGATCGGTGTCGTGTCGTTGCACTCCCCTACAAGGATGCGAACGAGTGCTTGATGAAGGGTATGGTCAACTTCAACAAGTACCTCTTACAAGCAAAGTCACTTGATCCGGTTGAACTCAAACCTGCCGACTATTTTACTGAAGACGTTGTTGAATGCTTCTTTCCGAAACCTGGAACCTACCAAGGAATGAAGACGCCTTGGGAGTCTGTTAGCGAGGCTATTAGATTCAATCGTTCTGAGTTAGTGGTGTGGAGCGGCTTTTCAGGTAGCGGAAAAAGCCAGATGTTAGGACAAGTCGCTATTCAAGGAATGCTGCAAGGTGAACGGTTCGTGATTTGTTCACTGGAGATGCCTGCTAAAAAAACTCTTTCACGAATGGCAAAGCAGTTACTGGGCGATGGAACACCAACAGAAGCAAAGGTTAGAGAAGCAATGGCTTGGCTACGGGATAAGTGCTGGATTATTAATGTTGTCGGAAAGATGAAGACTGATCGGATTTTGGATGACTTTAAGTACGCAGCTAAACGCTACGATATTCATAACTTCATTGTTGACTCTCTCACGAAATGCAATATCAGAGAAGATGATTACGAAGCGCAGAAGTGTTTTGTCGATGAAATCTGCGACTTTAATCATGCCTACGAAGCGACTACTCATCTCGTCGTTCATCAGCGCAAACCAAGCGGTAATAGTGAACGGCCCGACAAGTTTGGTGCAAGAGGTGCAGCAGCAATTACCGATGAGGCTAGTAGTGTGTTGTGTGTCTGGCGACCAAGTCAGGAGGAAGATGAAGATCAATCCGATTCACGATTTAACACAAAGAAGAAAACCACTAAGAAAGACCATAATGGATTTAAAGTAGATAGTGTGTTATACGTCGATAAGAATCGAGATAGCGGTGTTGAGGGTAAGTTTAATCTGTTCTTTGACCCAAATAGTCTGCAATTTCAAGAGAACTATGGTTTTGTTCCTGTTAATTACATGAGCATCAAGACGATGCCGAATGGAGAGGTAGACGATGGAACATTCTAAGCTGTCGATCGAAGAAATCGAAATGCTCCTGAACTACTGGGAGAATAAGATTGATGAAACCAAGTGGGATGACACGACCCGCGAATCCGTGATTGAATTGCTCACCGAGTCCACGGAATCCTACGCATGGTGGATGGATCATCTTGTTAAAGTTCCTGACAATGTGCGTGAACGGTATCACACAATGATTAAGAAGCTCCTTGATGCGAGAATGATTACACAGAAAGACTATGAAGAAGAGTTGGTGGTGATGCAGCGCATGAGTCAAGCTAAGTTGGCGAGAGAAGGGAAGAAACTCGCGGAGTGGTATCGGAGTGAGCAAGCGTTGCGGTGAGAATCTACCACAACAAGAAAATTCATACAGATGGTTGACAAGGCTAAGGAAATGAGATAACCTTAGTCTTATTGTAATCACACAACTGTTAAGCGAGGTAGGTCATGTTCAAGATTAGCGGCGCGTATTCAGGTGAAATTGCTGGAATCGTGGAACGGCTGAACGATTCAGCGAAGAAACTTGAGAACTACAGGATTGATGACGACACACAAGGAATGCTGATTCACTCGTTTCGTGCAATCAATCTCGCTGCATCTGAGACTGTGACTTGTATTCTTGGTTTACAGCACAGACTGAATGACATTATGTATGACATCAAGTTAGGTAATGGAAATGAGTGACGAACCGAAGAAAACTCGTGTTCATGTCGAGATTGATTCCAATATTCACTACATGATGCGAGTTCAGGCTGTGAAGGAGCAGATGACAATACGGAAATTTGTTGAGAAGTTGATTGTGAGTTATGTTGAATCCACTGTTAAACGGAGTGAAGATGTCTGAATTGAATGTGTTTGAGCTTCCTGTCCACGAAGATGCTGAAATCTTTGATATGTGGTCAGACGAACGATTGGATAATCTAGCTACAGACATTAAAGAGAATGGGTTTGATCCACGTTACCCACTGACTGTTTCTGAGATCGATGGGCAATGGATTTTGATTGATGGTAGGAATCGCCGTGAAGCGTGTCGGCGCATTAACTTCAACCCTCCAGTCTATATCAGCACAATCGATCCTAAGTTGGCGATTGCTCGCTCAAATCTGCAAAACCACGATCAAACTCCCGGTCAAAAGGCAATACGATGGGCAATGCTTTATCCAGGAGAAGGCAAGCACGGCGGAGCAAGGGCCTCCGAGGCACTTGAGTCGAATGACTTAGGGTTTAGTGATAGAACTCTAAAACGCGCTCGCTATGTCTGGCACAAGAACCCAAAAACTGATGGTGGTAAACATCCGCGATTAGCCAAAGATGTAGCTGCTGGATTGCTTACTCTTACCGAAGCATACGAACTCACTCAGAGAGACGTAAAGCGCAGGGAAGAAGAGGAGGCTATTCGTGAAGCGAACGCAGCGAAGCTAAATGACGTTCGCGCCCGTTATCCGAATCTTGCGGCACTGGTAGACGATGAACGGTTATCGCTTGCTCAAGCGATTGCATCTGCTGAACAGAGTGATCGTGATGCTCGTGACAAAGCTGAACGCGATGCTCGTGATAAAGCAGAACAAGAGCGAATCAAACAAGAAGAATTTGCTCGTCAATCTAAGTTTGAAGAGCAGGTTGCGAAGGTTCGTGAGTCTGCTCCAGACCTTGCAGATAAGATGCAGTCTGGTCGCATTGATTTTGAGTCTGCGATGCGAGTCATCGTTGAACGAGAAGCAACAAAGAAAGCTCAGGATGATGCTTCTTTGGATTCATTCTATAAGTTTAGCGAAATCGTTGCGAGTTATTGCAATGAGAAGAATGCAAACTTTTTAAAGAATTTGTTGATTGATAATTCCGAATACTACCGTGATCGTTGGAGACGACCAATTCGTGATTCAATTAACAATGTAATGATCTTCCTTGAAAACAAGGAAGTGTATGTTAAGGTTTTTAACGAGGTACTGAAACGATGAGTGGAATTGATGTAGACATTGACGACGAGTATCGAGAATTAAATCCCGATAAAGCCATCAAGAAAGCGATTGATAAAGTCTTCTCGGAGATGAGTGGTGTCGTCTCCGATGAAGAGGGAATAAATAAAGCGATTGATTTTGTTGGTGGATTGATTGATGTGAATAGCGTATTGCGTTGCGCTGTTTCACTTAGCTACAAGAAGCAGAAACAACTGCGTTCGATTGAGAAGTATTCAGCATCTCAAGACAGTTTGTTTCCAAACGATCTTATGGAAAAGATTGTATCATACACCAGTGACGATGGTCAAGCATCGAGTGTGAAGTATTCTGATTGTAAGTATGCTCATCACGAGTTTAATCGTGAGCAACAAATTCGTGGAATTCGAAGACAGAATAAGTCTTTCGAGCGTTCCGAAGAGCGAAGAGAAGTGATTATGCCAATCCTCAAGAAAGATGATGGAATGGTAACAAAGGATGCTATTGCGAAACTTGATGATAAATCAAGGCGTCGTAAAGCTGGATAAATAATACTTGCGAATGTGATCCCGTGTTCGCAAACTCGCCTCTCGGAACGGGATACTATTTCGATTATACTGGAAAACACACTATGAATGATACCGTGAAGATTGAGATTAATCACGAAGTCAAATCACTCATTACTTATGTGAAGGAGTATGGTGATAGTCTGCTTCGTGCTGAAGGCGAGAAGGAGTTGCAGAAGGCGATTGCGGAGCGGGCCGAAACCGATTGTCGTGTGAAGCCTGCTCACTTCAAGAAAGCTGCGACTGCTTACTTCAAGGATAAGGTGAAGGAGTTGCGCGAGGATATTGGTGGACAACTGGATTTGTTGGAGTTGATTCAGGACGAATAAGGATTAGTCTACTCTGTATTGACTTATACAATGCAGAGTAGTTAACAAGATAAACGATAGGCTTACTTAACGGTAAGCCTTTTTATTTGTCTACTGACTATTGACAATAGTGTTTTTTAGTGATATACTATTGTTCTGTTAAACCAGAAGGTATTTTATGCCCAACATTGAAAGTTGTTTCACGGCTTACCCGGATTACGAGATTATTGCGCCGACTCCTCGTCAGCTCGTACCAACCACTCGACCAGATTATTCCTCACCACTTCTTAGTGAATTGCGCGAGACCAATCGGTATCTACGGTATAGGATTGATGAGATGAATGCGCGATTAATCGCACTTGAGAACTTCATTGAGACCAATAAGGGCGACTGTGAGAACCATGTCTAATCTGGAATACAAGTTGCGAAGAATTGGAAAATCGCGCGGTCTGCCTCGACAATTGCTATCACCTCTTCCAAATCTTGCTTCGATCCGGTGAAGGATGCCCGTATTCTATCTTTTAATTCGGTAAGTTCCATCTTGTTCTCTCCTTATATTTAAGTGATGTAGATATGTTATCTCGTCGAAACAAGATGCATTTTTGAGGAACTGACTGTGGATTGGCAGAGACTCCAAATCCCCTCTCAGAATCTTGTGCGTATTGAAAATGCTTGAAAAAATCCAGTTCATGAAGTCGCTACTTAAAAGCTCCCCCAATACCCTAGTTGATACTGGGAAATCTTTTTCTGGAATAAGCATATTCGCACTATTGAGAAAAAATCTCTGCTCCGTATCATGGAAAAAGCAGAGCCGAGAAGAAATAAACTTATAAATGAGTTTTTCTTTGGCTAAATATAGCTGGAGCGGTGCGACCTGTTGATACTGACTAAAATCAGATGGAATGTAACTACGTGGCTTCTTTAATCCATACTGAGATATGTCAGAACCCTTCAAAACTGGGATAAAGCCATCTTTCGGAGACGTAACGATAAACTTCTTATTGTTCCCAGTAACAATCCCCAAGCCCCAAGATGCTTGCCCAGCAAGGGAAATATGCGGTATGGAAAAAAAGTATTCCAAAGTGGCTGCCGATTCATGATCGCATTGTAGGTTTAGAATCGATTTGGGATTAGACAAGAATGATGTAATTGATCTTTGAATACTACCGCTCGGATTGCAGCATTTCACAACGCCTTGAAGATCTCTTGGATTGTTAGTGAGAACAATGGCATGGGCTTTGGTTACAAGACCTTTAAAAGGCTTGTTGTAGTCCACAATTCTTTCGATTGAAAGGCTAAGCGCTTTGAGTCGAGTATGCTCGAAAGTGGAAATACTGAAAAATGATTCAGGAAGCAAAAGGCCCAACTTTCCTCCGCTACGTAAACTTGCCAAACTAGCAAGGAAGAAAAGGGAACAAGTATCGACAGTTGAGCCGCTTCTAAATCTAGTTCCGACTAGCTCTTTCTCCTCCTTGGAAAGTTTTTTTCCCCAAGGTGGATTGGTGAAAATATAGTCGAAGCGTTGTGATGTGTAGTTACCGGCAATCTGCAAAAAATCTTTTTCCTGAATATTAGGGCTATCGTAGCCACAGAATTGACGGATTCGTGCTTTAGTGATTTCAACAGCGACGGGATCAATATCAAATCCATAAACATTCTCAGCCTTGAAACCGATCTCTAACGCTCTGATGATGAAATTGCCTGAGCCGCAACAGGGATCACAGAATGTAGCCTTCCCAATATCCTCTTCAGGTATAGACAGCATATCACGAACAACATAGGAAGGTGTGTAGTAAATCCCTTCTTTGTTGCGGTGTGAATCCGAAAGACACGATTCATAGTCTTCGCCTATGTGATCAAGAATCGCCCCATTTGATTGCACTCTTTCTATGAAGCGCAAAGCTACCGCATCATGGTCGTGCGAGTCCTTTGCTGATTTGTTCGCCCTCTGATTAAGCTTTTCATTGCCTGCGATTTTGCTCTGAAAATGGTCAAGCGATTCTTCTGTGATTTGTGCACGACCAGCCGACTTAAGGTATCCTGTTTTCAGCCAGTTTCTTATCGTAGCTGGCGAGACGTGCAATCGCCGCGCGGATTCATCTATCGAGACCGCAGCGGCCCCAATCTCAACAAAAAGATTGTCTTGCTTAGTAATCATCATTGTACTTGTTTGCAGTCTCCCGATGTCGTGAATAATTTTAACCGTAAACCTGCGTTTCCACAACCAATCCTATTTATTCCGCGCCTTGGTAGGATAAAGGGCGGTAGGAAAGATGGGGGTTATGGGTTAGGTTGCGGGGCAGGGGCTTCATGTTTTTCTGCCTGTTCATTCTTCTCGTTGAGTGACGGATGAAGATTTGCAATGGATGGCTCACTATCGCCAGCGATACCATCTGCGTCAAGATCAGAAGAGACATGAATGTGTTATCCAACAAGCGTTGACAAATGCAGCTTAGAGTAGTATAGTATCTTTCACCCTTTGGGGAGTTGCTGTGAAGTTGCCAGGCGCTCCCCTTTTTTTCGAGAGTGTGATGAGTCTACGAAAAGCGATTAATGCCTTTTGTTTAGAGTGTCGGCACGATGATGTGTTTGCTGTCGGCAACTGCGAGAAGACTGAGTGCAAACTCCACGCTGTTCGACCGAATCAAGTCTTGCAGGGCAAAGTTCAAGAGTCGTATGATTTATCGGAGTTGAAGCAGAGTGCGCTCGATGCTCTGCAATTTACTGGATTGAAGGAGAAGAGTTATGTATGAGTCAGTGATTGAAGCATTACAGAATAATAATCCTGTACTAGCGATGGAGTTACTTCAAGAAGCAATGAATCGCCATGTTGTTAAAGAGCAAATGGAGTTGGATATTGATGATGAGTTGATGGTGTGCGATTACTTTAAAGATGTTGGATGGGTCGCATGATGAATCGCAAGTTTCTCGCTCTAGGTCGTATGAAAGCAGGCGAGAAAAATAAACTCGAAACTGCTTATGAAGCTCACCTCGAATTGCGGAAACAGGCTGGGGAAGTCTTGTGGTACAAGTTCGAGGGAATCAAATTCAAGTTGGCAGATAATTGCCATTACAATCCTGACTTCTCAGTATTACTCGCTAACGGTGAAATGGAAATGCACGAAACGAAAAGTGTATGGATGGACGGGAGTAAGGAGAAGTTAAAAATAGCGGCTGCTATGTACCCATTTCGCTTTATTGCTGTCTTCGCAAATTCAAAGAAAGACGGCGGAGGATTTCGTTATGAAGAGTTCTGATAAAACAGGCTGGTTAGCAGTGGGGAGTAAAGGCAGGATTCATTATTGGGGATTGATTGATGAGTTGAGTCCACAAAAACGAGTCTCCGCTTGTGGTAGAAAGCAGCACATTTACTCAATCATTGAACCATCCACTCAAGAATACTGCGCTCTGTGCGTGAAGTTTTGTGAAGCAGACGGTATCGCCACTCCAACTCAAGTATGATGCAGCACGAGATTTCGCTGGTTTACTCAACGAGTGGAATCTTTATTTCTCGGCCTGCTTCAACTCAAAGTATCACTATGTCTTCCAAGTACAACGGTTTCATTTGTGGGCCTACTGGCGACCAATGACCGTTGCCCGCTACGAGCGTCTGACAATCGATTATCGTGGCCCCTATCTGCCCATCTTCTGCTCCAGAACCGAATATCTGGAAGATGAGCAGTACGTTTACGAGGGCTTCGATTTTGCCGTCACCAAGAATCATCGTTATCGAGTCGTTCCCTTCTACTTCGTGATTCCTGCCTTCCTGCTGTCGCGTCCCTGGCCTCCTGAGCGCGAGTGGTTGTGGCACCCTGCCGTCAAAGTCACCAAAGCCGTTGTGCGCGATATTCTCCGACTCGAAACAGAATATGGAGGATGGAGAAGGAACAGGCGCGGCCACCTTCAGATTCCTAAGTTGACGGGACAATCCGGCAAATCAACCATGATCAAGCCAGGTGAAGGTTGGGCGAGTCTCGGATTTGCATCGTCACCACCACTGACCAGTTACGAACAACAAGAGTTATTTCCATGAAAGGCAAGATTAGTGTTGATGGATACCACTTCAATAACGAACACGAGTACAAACGCTATTTGGGGATACTTGAATTAGTCAAGAGTGGAAGGCTCAAGGACTTTGATGTAAAACCAGCTTGTATGCTGGCCGTGAATGATATTGTGGTGGATGTTTATTCCCCTACCTTTCGTTTTTACGATAACGAGAAAAAAGAATTGCGCCACGTTCAGGTACAGAGTGGAACGGCTAATTCGTTCCTTGAACTCAAAATTCGTCTGTTTGAAGCTCTATACGAAGTTCATGTGGAACGATGGGGCTGAAATCATTTCCTTGAAAATTTCATCGTAAATGTGGTTTAAGTAGTTTGATTTTATTAAGGACACAGACATGAAGGGCATCATCCCGAAGCGGATTGCCAGTAAAACACTGGATTGTCATACCTGCATCTTCTTTGCTGATGAAGACGAAGATATTTATTACTGCCAACTCGACAAGTTGGAGTTTCCTTCGCACTGCAAAGAATACGAACCGAAAGAGATTGAGGTGGTGGAGTGAGCTATAACCCGTTAGATGATCTGGATGTAATGGCGCTTACATTGCTCGGCGAAGCGCGAGGCGAATCCATTATCGGCCAACACGCCGTCGCTCATGTCATCTTCAATCGCTACAAGAATCCGCGTTGGTGGAGTCGTGATGCGGGCGATAACGTGCCAGACGATACCATTGCAGCTGTGTGTCTCGATCCGTTTCAGTTCTCGTGCTGGTATCGCAATGATCCCAACTATCCAAAGCTGATTGCAGAATCTACTAAACAGTTACCACTTTTCGCTCAGTTGAAAGAAGTGTGTCGTCAAGTCTTGACTGGCGTGGTTCCAGACCCCACGAAAGGGTGTGATCACTATTGCACCACCAAGATTGCGAAGTTTACGAAGTGGGCAAAAGGTCGCAAACCCATTGCGGTCATTGGCAATCACTCGTTTTTTAAAATCGAACTATGAACTGGATACTTCGACAACTCAAGCAACCTTCCACTTGGAAAGGGTTGTTTGTTGTAGCTGGAATCATCGGCTACAAGATTGACCCGTCATTGCAAGAACAGATCATTATTGCTGTCACTGCCATTCTTGCAGCGATTGAAATCTACAGAAATGAACACAAGCCGCAACCCGTCAATGTCGTTCTCCCACCGATTGAACTGGTTAGTACGCATCTGGCGGAGAAAGAAGCTCAAGCCGGACGAGTTGTTGACAGTCCTAATCCTGTGGCTGTTCGTCATTCTTCTACTGAACGGCTGCGCGAGTCCGTGCCATCCGACACTGGGCCTGAACAAAGCGGGTTCGGAGATCGATAACATGGGTATTCAGTGCGAGTGGAGATATTGAGATGTACAGCGACGGCAGCGATTCTGGATGGGTATTTGTCATGATCTGCGCGATTATCGGTTTCTTCGGAAGCATCGCCGGAATTGGTTGTCTGATTTATTGGCTCTTTAAGCACGTTGCGATTGTGTAAGATAGAAATGAAATCATTTTGGATAACTCTACTGCAAAAAGCCATCGCCGCCCTGCTTGCTAAAGACTGGGATGCCGTTGTGTCGAGTGTGTATCTCTTGACTGGCGCTGATATTCCCGGAGAACAGAAGCGCGAACAGGTTTATCTCATGCTGCGCGATGCTGGAGTCAGTGTCGCGACATGGCTACTGTATGCCGCTATAGAAATTGCCTATGGGCAGATTAAGAAATGAAACCGAAAGCATTGAGTGGATTCTTTAAGCGTGGAAGCACTTGGAGATTCAGTCTTATTCGCAAGGATAGCAGTGGGGTAGCGATTGACTTGTCCGATGTAACTACTTATCGCGCCTTATTTCGCACTGAATCTGTTGATGGCGAAGTCATCTTGACTCTAAATGATACTAACGGCTTGTCAATTCCTATTCCTATCAACGGTACTATAGAAGTGGAATTAACTCCGGTACAAACTGTGCTGTTTCCGATAGGAATAAAAGTTTATTTTGATATTGAATTGACTTACGGTATTACTGGTGAAGTTTGGCAAACGCCGACCTATTATCTGTTCTCTGAACAGGAAGTGACCAGAGATGTCTGAAGCAGTTACTGATTCAATAATTTCAGTCGAATCGGTGCTCATTGAAGCGCCGCGTATTGATGTTATTGAATTGATAACTGCTGATAGTGTAACGGATTCTATTAATACCGTTGAATTCACAGAAGCGGTTACTGTAGAAACAATTGAATCGGAATCCATTGTTGTTGAGATTGTTGAGGTTGCCCAGCAAGGCCCGCGTGGGATACAAGGGATTCAAGGATCGCACGGCCCGATAGGTGATGCCAGTGGTGCGCTACTCGTCACTAACCGGTTAAACGAGTTCAGCACTTCACAGATGAAGATTGAAGCGCGAACCAATATCGAACTTGAACATATTGACTGTGGAGTATTCCTATAATGCCTACTGTGCAAATTAAACGCGGATTGAAAGCCAATCTTCCCACCAGTTCTTTATTGGCTGGTGAACAATTCGCAACGACAGATCGACATACATTGCATATTGCGGCGGATGCGACGACTACCTACCCGATTGTTCCACCGATTGATGATCTGACTACGCTTTCCAGTGTTGAAGGCGCGGCGGACTTGTTATTGATACATGATGCCAGCGCGGCGCTGGAAAAGAAGATTACGTTTGATGATTTCAAAACCGCACTGAACATTCCATCAGGGTCTGCGGATGAGAAGTGCGCTGTCGTGAGTGGAGGAACCAGCGGCTTTTTGTGGGGGACGACCGGTGCAGATGGCATATTGAGAATGTCATCGTCCATGACGTGGACTAAAGACTCAGGGAATGCCTTCGTTACTCTAGCTGTTGGCGCTGTGGACTGTGGTACCTTCTAATGGCGTCTATACAAATCAAGCGCGGCACACGGGCGCAAATTGAATCGGCAAAAACAGCTAATTCTCTACTGAATGGCGAACCATATCTCATTACCGACGAATCTAGGTTAGCAGTAGGAACGGGAGTTTCCGAGTATTTAGACTGTGCTAAAAAGAGTGAAGTAGATGGGAAAGAACCCGCCCTCGGAAATCCGTCCAGCGACGGCATGGTGCTATCGAGCACAGCGGCGGGGGTTAGGAGTTGGGTTGATTCCACTTCCGGGATTACCGATGAGTTTTTAGCCCTCATCTACGCGGGATTGAACTGATGGCAAGCACTGATCTAACCGATTTTCGCAATCAATATCTGGCAAAAGCGAAAACAGAGCTATTAGCTGTCGATGTCGCAACAGCGGACAGAAACACGCTGATCATCAATGCGGCTTTATTGCGTGGTTACGATAGCGTGAATAAATTTGACGCGATCGGCCCGGACGCGATTTATCCGCTGACCCTGATGACGGGCGCTGAACTGAATACCTATCTGAGCGATCCAGCCAATGCCGAGTCGTTTGAAGCGATTCTCGCATCGCCCGAAGCCCGAACTGCGCTATTGAACAGTTCTACGGCATTCGCTGCTGTTATCGCTAGTTCTACGGCAATGACGGCAGTTGCCGCCAGTTCTACGGCCATGACGGCAGTAGCGGCCAGTTCTACGGCCATGGCTGCGGTTATCGCCAGTTCTACGGCATTCGCTGCTGTTATCGCCAGTTCTACGGCAATGACGGCTGTTGCCGCTAGTTCTACCGCAATGACTGCGGTTATCGCCAGTTCTACGGCAATGACGGCTGTTGCCGCTAGTTCTACGGCAATGACGGCGATTGCCGCTAGTTCTACGGCAATGACGGCTGTTTGGGCGGATAATACCGCTGCTGATGCAGTACTCACGTCCAGCACGGCAAGACTAGCCGTCTATAACGCCGATACCGCACTGGCCGCGCTGCAAGCTAATCCGACGCAAGTGCAGCGGCAAATCGGTATTAGCGGGCGTTGTGTGACCGCGAGTACGGCGACAGCACCGTTCGTCTTTGTCGCCAATAACACCAAGGTTATTCTGCTGAGGCGCTATTACGGCACAACGGGCGAATTTGACATGATCGACTGGGCGCGGGGGAGTACCACTGCGGAAGTTGGACAAGGGCCGAGTGGCGGCGGGCGGAATCTCGATACCGGAGCAGCGGCGCTCGGCTGTACCAGTGGGACGTATAACAGTAATGGCATTAACCCGATTATCAACAACGATACCGCTAACTTTGTCTCAGCAGCCAATGGCCTGCAACGGCGGATTTGGAATGCAGGCTATGTCCTCTACGTCATCTACATTACGGTGTAAGTCATGCTGATCATCGACTCTGCTTCTAATGCAGTTATTGCCGAAACGACTGACCCGCAGTATGTCGCGCCAGCCGGATATATCACGCTCGAAACAAAACCTGACGAATTTGATTTTTTCAACGCTGCTGAATGGGCATGGAACGGAACGGCATTAGTGCGTGACCCGGCTTTGGTGCTGGCCCGGATGAAAGCGCACCGACTCGCCGACCTTGCCGCCCTGCGCTATCAGCACGAAACTGCTGGAATCACACTCAACGGCATGACCATTGAAACCGACCGGCAAAGCCAAGCACTCATCACCGGCGCTTGGAGTTTCAGCCAACTCAATCCTGCTGTGTTGATTGACTGGAAAGGAGTCAATGGCTGGATTCAGATTGACGCAGCGACGATTGCCGCGATAGCCGGTGCCGTGGCAACTCATGTCCAAGCGTGCTTTAGTTCCGAGCGGGTTCACGCCGAGGCCATTGCGGCACTGGAAACGGAGGAAGATGTAGGTCAATACGATTTGACTGCCGGTTGGCCTATATGAGTCGATTGATCAATCATTTTGTTATTACATGTTTGTCGATTGTTACGTTTTTAATTGTCATCGGCATACCAATACTTACCGCACTGATGATGTGGTCTACGTTGTTAGGGAGTGGCGCGGCGCTGTGGAACATAGGCATCATTGCCTGGAGTGGGCCTGCTGCGATCCCTGTTGCCGCAATGCTGTGGGCATGGCAGTGGGATAATTGGACACAAGATTCTGTTAATGATTGCCAGAAAGGCGGTGTATTTTGAGAACAATCCTTGATCTAGCGGCGGTCGCTAGTGTATTTGCGATTGGCTTTGTGTTCACTATCGGCACTCCATTAGCGGCTGCCGTACTGATTCATCAGGCGATCATGTGAGTGATATAACTCAAGATAGCCTCGTGAAGCGCAGTCCGACTGATCAAAGACGGATTGAGCGTCTTGAGGCTAAACTGGATCATTTAAGTGAACTGGTGTTGAAGAACAACGACGACAGCCAGCAGGCCGCGATTCGCAGCGCCGATATTAATGGCCGGATCGCATCGCATTTCGAGGACTCAAAACGTGTTCTTGATATGGTGGATGGGCAAGATGTACGACTGCAAGCCCTCGAAAAAGCCTTCATTGAGCTTCGAGCACAGAACACCAATCTTGCTGAGTTCATGGGCGGAGTGCGTAAAGCGGCCTGGATTGGGATTACTTGCGGCGGAATACTGCTGTGGTGGATTGTCCAGCGGTATCTGGAGCATGGAGCAGGGATGAAATGAAAACCATTCTCTTGTTCTTCTTCCTATTGTTTGGGATGTTCACTTTCCAGGTCGTGAATTACATCGAGTTCTCAGAACAAATGAGCCGGTTTGCCAATAAAGGCCCGCGCTTTACCGCTCAGGATGGACAATCGCTTTGTGAGCGAGTTCGTGCGTTAGAAAAAGAACCAAAAGAGTGTAATTTTATTAAACAGTAGACAATCTCTACTAATAATTATAGACTATGTTTTTTTGATGGAGTGTTAAACGATGCTGTTATCCTACCTTGAGTTAGTCGAGTTGGTTGAATCTGGTGTGATTGACGCTAATCCAGAAAACATCAATGGTGCGAGTATTGATGTGACTTTGGGCGATACGATTCTTGTTGAGAAGGTTCAATACGGATCACCTGTTATTGACCTGAGTAAAAAACAATCTCCAGAGATGGTAAGTCTGATCATTGATCCTTCCGGTTACATCATGCAACCAGGTCAGTTCATTCTCGCCAGCACTCAAGAAACATTCAATCTGCCGAA